ACTGATACTGATAAGTTTTTAGTATTAGATACCGCAGGTAATGTAGATTTTAGAACTGGAGCACAAGTAAGAAGTGATATTGGAGCTGGTACAAGTTCGACAACTGGTACTGTAACAAGCATTGGCACCACTTCACCGATTGAAGGAGGAACCATTACAACCAGTGGAACCATTAGTCATGCGGCTTTTACCGATACTGAATCCACAGATAGTTCAAGTCTTTCTTCAGGAGGCACATTTATAGCTTATACAGATGTAACTACAAATGCTACTGGACATGTTACAGGACACAATCTACGAACATATACATTGCCAACCTCTACAGCTAATACTGGAACAGTAACTTCTGTTACATTAGCCGCTGGAACTGGAATATCTTTATCAGGAACTAATCCTATTACCACAAATGGTACTATTACTATAACCAATACCTCTCCAAATGTATCTGAAACATTTACAGAGTGGGTGGTAAGAGATGATGATAATGATGATAAAACCCTTAGTGGTAGTTCAAATAAATATTTAAAATTTACTGCAGCAACTGGAACTGCTGGAACAAACTTAACTGGAACTGGAACTTCTGCCGATCCTTATGTAATGGCAATTACATTACCTAATGATAATAGTGGTGGAACAGTTACTTCTGTAGCAACAGATAATGGACTTAAGGGAGGAACAATTACAGGTTCAGGTACTATCGAAGTTAAATATGATTCTGGTGCAGACAATATAATGTATTCAGGTTTTGATTTTACTGGCGATACAGTGGTAGGCACTGATATAATAATGATTACTAATCCTGGTTCAACAACTACCACAAGAAGAATTGGATATGTAAATGTTTCAGATTTACCTTTTACAAACAATAGTGGTACAGTTACTGGAACTGGAACTGCAAATAAAGTTGCTAAATTTTCTTCCTCTTCTGCGATTGCAAATTCTACTATCACAGATGATGGATCTAATGTATCTATGACTGGAGATTTGACTGTATCTGGAGGTGATTTTAAATTGGGAAGTAGTTCACATTTAGTAATGAAAAAAGTTTCTGGCACACTAACTATGGGTGATGCTAATTTTGATGATGAAACTACAACTGTTCAAATAGCGGCATTTGGAAGCACTCAATTAACTCTTCAAGATGACACTACAACTATTGCATCAGGTACAATAAATTATAATGGAACACTTCAAAATGGTGGTTCTGGTAGAGAAAAATATACTGTAAACGCAAGTGGAGGATCTTCATATCAAGGAGAGATAATTTCACTTTATAGTAACTCAACAACAGCAGGTAAGGTATATATGCACAGTGATTTTGCATCGGCTTGGTCTTTAGCAGATGCTGATGATCAAAGTACAAAAAACCTTTTAGCTATAGCTACTGCATCAAACAGTAGCAGTGGAATGTTACTTAGAGGAATTGTAAGGTATTCTTCTGGACATGGCTTAGTTTCAGGAAGACCTATATATGTAAGTAATACTGCAGGAGAAATGACTAATACAGCACCTACTGGTAGTGGTGATTATGTAAGAGTAATAGGTTATGCTATAAACTCTGCTTATATTTATTTTAACCCAGACACTACTTGGGTTGAGTTAACTTAGTATTATGAATTATACTGATAGAACTTTAATATTTGAAGAAAGTAAAATTTACTTCATAGATGAAATTAATGAAGAGCAACAGGTCATGATGGACTGGGAGGATGCTCTTATGAAAAAACACGCAGACTATGTATGTGTTAATGGGGGAGATATATTAGAGATTGGTTTTGGAATGGGTATCAGTGCCAACTATATTCAACAAAACAATCCAGCTTCTCACACTATTATAGAGAATCACCCACAAATAATTGCAAAAGCAAAAGAGTGGGCTGAAGGAAAAAACAATGTTACTATTGTTGAGGGATCATGGATAGACAAATTATCAGAGCTTTCTAAGTATGATGGTGTTTTTTATGACACATATGGAGATGTTGATCTTGAAAGTTTTGGAAACCATTTGCCATCGTTAGTTAAGGATGGTGGTGTAGCTACATGGTGGAATGCAAAAACCGAGGCATCAAATGTTTTTAATTTAACAGATGTAGCATATGAGCATATAGAAATCAACCCTCCAGAAAATAGTTATCATTTCGAGAATATTTATTATCTTCCACAAAAACAATATTAATTATGGCTACACAAAATGTTACCGCAAGTTTACAAGGAAGAGTAGGGTTGTTTTCGTCTGGTGTAACTAATTGGTTATCACAAGTTAGAAATGCTACAACTGGAAATAGTGCAAACACCTTTACCTCCTCATCATTGCAATTGCAGGCCATAAGAGCTACTTTAAGCTCTGGTAGAAGCGGTACTACAGGGGTATTATATAGAACTTTTTTGTTTTTTGATACATCCTCTGTGCCAGGAACAATAACTTCTGCCAATCTGCAAATATATGGCTACTCGTCAACATCAAGTGATGCTTTTATTGTTAAGTCTACCGCTTGGGGTGGAAATGGCAGCACAACAACTTTGACTACAGCAATGTATAATGATTTAGATTTTAGTACAACGTACTCTAACAATTCAATTTCTAATTGGAGTACAAGCACAACAACCCCTAATCAATTTGGTGTGAACGGAAATGCTGTTAACGCTATGAATAATGATGGGTACTTGAATGTAGCTCTTATAAATTATAGCTTTGATTATGGATCTACTGGAAGTGGAACAACACCTATAAATCCCACAAATGTAAGTTCAGGAGTACGATTTAAAAACACAACCTACCCTATACGTTTAGTTATAACTTATACTCCTGGATATGCTAATGATATTATTGGTGTAAACCCAGGTAAAGTATTAGGGGTTAGTGAAGGAGATATTTTGGAAGTAATAGGTGTATAAGCTCAAAAATAAAATACGTATATTTGTAACAATGTTTAACAATTAAATTTAATATAATGTCAAAAAAACTTAAAAAAGAAGAATTAGAAACCGTTCAAGCTTTAAACCAAAAATTTCTGCAGATTAAAATAAAAATTGCAGACGCAGAGGTAAATAAAGCAAAGGCAATCAACGAGTTAGATCAGGTTCAAATTGAGTTTAGTAATTTAGAAAAAAAATTAATAGAGTCATACGGACAAGATGCTGTTATCGACCTTAGAACAGGCGAGGTAAAACCTCCAGAAAAAGAAAATAAAGATGGCAAAAATAAGTAACACTTCAGCATACCCAGGTATCGCTAATTTAGATTTAGCGGACTACTTAGTTATTACAGACGCAGAAAATAATTTAATGACTAAAACCGCGACTATTGAACAAATTCAAAATTTGTTTGGCATAGATACTTTGGTTGCAAAAGTTACTTTGAATAGTGCTTCATTATTGACTTTAGGAAATACAGCAGCAACACTTATTGCTGCGCCAGGAACTGGAAAGGTTATAGATATAATAAGCATTAGCCATTATTTAGACGTAGGAACAGTTGTGTATAATTTTGGATCTTCATTAGAAGTAAAAATTGGATCTACTGTATTTGGAACATTAAGCCAACAGTCAGCTAACTTTGCTACTGATTTAGTAAGTAAAATTGAAACCGGAGGCACAACTAAAGTTATAGACCAAAACACAGCTGTAACTTGTGAAACAAACGCTAATCCAACACAAGGAAACGGTGTAATGTATTTTAATATATTTTATAGAGTCTTAAATGTTGGCTCTTCATTTTAATTAAATGGACATAAGAAAAATTTCTATAGGAGCAGACTATAAGTCTGGAGCCATGCACTATATAGTAGGGCAATCAGTTTTGGGTGGATCTCATCAAATTCACTTAATACAGGCTGATGGCGATTCTTATAAAATTTGGATTATAAAAGAACAAGAAGTGGTATTATGGAAAGAGTTTAAATCCACAATGCCTATCTCTTTAGAATACAATATAAATTTTTAATGAAATCCCCTTTTTGTTTTATTGTAACACCCTATAACAAAAGGCGTTACGATAATATTAAATATTATGGTGACAAAAAATTTTTCACCAGCACTTCTGAAGAAGACCACACAGTGTCTACGCGTTTTGCAACAGTGGTTGAAACTCCAATTAATTATAGTGGTCAAGTAAAAAAAGGCGACACCTTAGTTGTTCACCATAACGTTTTTAAGTATTATAATGATATTTATGGTAGGCAAAAAAGCGGAAGAAGTTGGCTTATGGATGATTTGTTTTTAGTAGAACCAGAGCAGTTTTATTTATTTAAACAAAACAATAAGTGGATAAGCTACAGTAAATATTGTTTTGTAAAACCTATACCTAAAAAAGAATTTTATTTAGACGGCGTAGGTGTAACCGAAGAGCCGCTATGGGGTACCATTAAATACACTAACGAACAGTTAAAAAAATTAGGAGTAAACGAAGGGGATGAAGTTTCTTTTCAACCCAATAGCGAATATATGTTTACAATTAATGGAGAAAAGTTATATCGTATGTTTACCAATAATATTACAATAAAAAATGGACAGTAAAGCTTTAAAAATAAAAATAATAGCAGCTGGACAAAAAGCTGTAGATGAGCTAATCAACGTTGCTAAAGAAAAAATAGTAACAGGAACTGATGACGACATTTCCGCAGACAGATTAAAAAATGCTGCGGCTACAAAGAAGCTTGCTATTTTTGATGCGTTTGAAATATTAAAACGTATAGAAGAAGAAAAAGATAAATTAGAAGGCAACCAAATAAAAAAAAGTAACTTACCCAAAGGATTTGCAGAATCAAGATCAAAATAGTATTTATTTTAAGTGTAAGGATATTATTCCTAAACATGTTTTAAAGCGCAAAAATAAAGCGCATACTTGGTCTTATGGTTATAATGAAAAATACGATGTTGTAGTTATTTCAAGAGACGGTACTATTGGAGAAATACTATACGTGTCTGGAGTTAGAATTGCACTTCCTGAGGCTCCACAAAATTGTCATAAAAGAAGCAGTAAAAAGACCGACCAATACTGGGAGGCTTCTGACTTACCCCCTATATTAAAAAGAATATCAACTATTTTCCAATGGCATGAAGCTCCCGCTGATTTTAAAACCCAATGGATTGACTATATTGAAGAAGAGTTTAACCGCCGAGAACAAGGATTTTGGTTTATGAATAACGGCGTACCTACATATATTACCGGCACACACTATATGTATTTACAATGGACTAAAATAGATGTTGGACATCCAGATTTTAGAGAGGCAAATAGAATATTTTATATATTTTGGGAAGCGTGCAAGGCTGATAAAAGAAGTTTTGGTATGTGTTATTTAAAAATAAGACGTTCAGGCTTTTCTTTTATGAGTTCATGTGAAGGTGTAAACACAGGGACCATTACTAAAAATGCCAGAATAGGTATTTTATCAAAAACAGGTTCAGATGCAAAAAAAATGTTTACAGACAAAATTGTTCCTATTTCAAACAACTACCCTTTCTTTTTTAAACCAATTCAAGATGGTATGGACAAACCTAAAACTGAATTAGCTTATCGGGTACCTGCTTCAAAGATTACTAAGAAAAATATGTTTAATATCGAAGAAGAAACTTTGGAGGGATTAGATACAACTATTGACTGGAAAAACACTTCAGACAATAGCTATGACGGGGAGAAGCTTCAACTATTAATACATGATGAAAGCGGTAAATGGGAGAGACCAGAAAACATATTAAACAATTGGCGTGTAACAAAAACATGTTTACGTTTAGGAAGTAAAATTATAGGCAAGTGTATGATGGGGTCCACTTCTAATGCTTTAGATAAAGGAGGGGGTAACTTTAAAAAGTTGTTTATGGATTCAGACGCAACGAAAAGAAATGCCAATGGACAAACAAAAAGCGGCTTATACAATTTATTTATTCCTATGGAATGGAATATGGAAGGTTTTATAGACAGGTATGGCATGCCTGTTCTTGATACGCCGGAAACCGAAGTGGTAGGAGTTGATGCAGAAAACATATATCAAGGATCTATTGATTACTGGAAGAATGAGGTTGAGTCTCTTACTGCTGATCCAGACGCTTTAAATGAGTTTTACAGGCAATTTCCTCGAACTGAATCTCACGCTTTTCGAGACGAAAGCAAGCAGTCATTATTCAATCTTACTAAATTATATCAACAAATAGACTATAATGACTCACTAATTAAAGAACACTTTATAACCCAAGGATCTTTTAGCTGGAAGGACGGTATTAAAGACACTAAGGTTGTGTGGACACCAAATAAAAGAGGTAGATTTTTTGTAACTTACATGCCAGATCCTGGTCTTCAAAACAACGTGATAAGAAAAAACGGAATGTTTTATCCAGGAAACGAGCATTTAGGTTCGTTTGGTTGTGACTCATATGATATATCGGGTGTTGTTGTGGGAAAGGGATCTAATGGTTCTTTGCATGGATTGACAAAGTTTAGCATGGAAAACATGCCAAGCAACCACTTTTTTTTAGAATATATAGCAAGGCCTCAAACAGCAGAAATATTTTTTGAGGAAGTATTAATGGCTTGTGTTTTTTATGGCATGCCAATACTTTGTGAAAACAATAAACCTCGCTTGTTATATCATCTAAAAAATAGAGGGTATAGACCTTTTAGCATGAATAGACCAGACAAAAGATATAATAAACTATCTAAAACAGAAAGAGAAATAGGCGGCATACCTAATACCTCTGAAGATGTAAAACAATCTCACGCGGCTGCAATAGAGTCGTATATTGAAAAATACGTTGGTTTGGATATGAATGGAATTAATAGAGTTCAGGGAGATATGGGAGACATGTATCATCAAAGAACATTGGAAGATTGGGCTAAGTTTGATATAACAAATAGAACCAAGTTTGACGCGTCTATAAGCTCTGGATTAGCTATAATGGCTAACCAAAAACACTTATACACACCGACTAAAGAAAAAACAAAAATAAGCATTAACTTTGCGAGATATAACAACAGCAATAAAGTTAGTCGAATAATTAATAGATGAAAGACGTTACAATTAATTTAAAAGCGGCTGCATTTCCTAATGAGTTTGCTACTGACGCCCAAAAAGATACGGTAGAGTATGGGCTACAAGTAGGTCAAGCAATTCAATACGAATGGTTTCGAAAAGATAATGGATCATGCAGATATTTAAATATGTGGGGAGAGTTCAATCGTCTACGCCTGTACGCGCGCGGAGAACAATCTGTCCAAAAATATAAAAACGAAATTGCTGTAGACGGTGATTTGTCTTATTTAAATTTAGATTGGACGCCAGTTCCTATTATTCCTAAGTTTGTTGATATAGTTGTAAATGGTCTAAACGATAGGCTATTTAAAATAAATGCTTTTGCAGAAGACGCTATGTCTGCAGAAAAAAGAAATGAGTTTCAAAAAGCCGTGCAAGCCGAAATGATTGCTAAACCTTTACTACAACAAATAGGTGAGCAGTTTGATCTAAATGTAATGACTATGCAGGAGGCAGAAATACCTGAGTCAGATGAAGAGCTTGAATTATACATGCAAATGAAATACAAGCCAGCGGTAGAGATTGCTGCTGAAGAAGCTATTGATACTGTATTACAGCAAAACCATTACGAAGATATAAGAAAAAGAGTTGATTACGACATAACTACTTTAGGAGTCGGTATGTGTAAACATCAATTTTTGCCAGGACAAGGAATACAATTAGACTATGTAGATCCTGCAAATATGGTTTATAGCTACACAGAAGATCCTTATTTTAAAGATTGTTTTTATTGGGGTGAGTTAAAAACCATTCCAATGGCAGAGCTGGTAAAAATAGATCCAGAAATCACAAATGAGCAAATGGAAGAAATTGCCAAGTATAGCCAATCTTGGTATAATTATTATAATAACGCACAGTTCTACGAAAACTCTTTATTTTACAGAGATACTTGTACTTTGCTTTATTTTAATTACAAAACCACTCACACTTTTGTTTACAAGAAAAAAGAAATGCCGGATGGAACATTTAAGGTTGTGGAGAAAGACGACACCTTTAACCCGCCTATGGAAATGCAGCAGGAAGGAAAGTTTGAAAGAGTAGAAAAAAAGATAGAAGTTTGGTACGATGGAATTATGGTTATGGGAACTAACATTGTTCTAAAGTGGGAGTTAGCTCAAAACATGGTTCGCCCTAAATCTGCCAGTCAGCATGCACTACCTAATTACGTGGCTTGTGCGCCAAGAATGTATAAAGGAGCTTTTGAGTCTTTAGTAAGAAGAATGATTCCTTTTGCTGATTTAATACAAATTTCTCATTTAAAACTACAACAAGTAGTTTCACGGATGGTACCAGATGGAGTTTATATTGACGCCGATGGTCTTAATGAGGTTGACCTTGGTACTGGCAATGCTTATAATCCAGAAGATGCTTTAAGGTTGTATTTTCAAACAGGTAGTGTTGTCGGTAGAAGCTTTACTCAAGATGGAGAGTTTAATAACGGAAAGGTTCCTATTTCTCCATTAACAGGAAACAGCGGAGGCGGAAAAATGCAAATGCTAATTGGCAACTACAATCATTATTTAGACATGATTAGAACAGTAACCGGTCTTAACGAAGCTCGTGACGGATCTACACCAAACCCAGATTCTTTAGTTGGCGTTCAAAAATTAGCGGCTTTAAATTCTAACACGGCAACCAGACATATATTAAATGCCAGTTTATATATAACAAAGCGTTTAGCTGAAGGCATTGTGTTGCGTACAGCAGATGTTTTGGAATTTGCTGAATTTAAAGACCAGTTTGCGATGCAAATCGGAAAGTACAATCTTAATTTATTAGAGGATATTAAAAACTTATATCTATATGACTTTGGTATTTTCTTAGAATTAGCTCCGGATGAAGAAGAAAAAATGATGCTTGAGGCTAACATACAAATGGCATTATCTAAGGAAGACATTAATTTAGAAGATGCGTTAGATATTAGAGAGCTTCATAATTTAAAACAAGCTAATCAATTATTAAAATTAAAGCGTAAGCAAAAAGCAGAAAGAGAGCAAGAACAGCAAATGCAAATGCAAGCCATGCAGGCTGAACAACAGCAAGCAGCTATAGCAGCACAAGCGCAAGCTGATCAGCAAAAGAAGTTGATGGAAATGGAAAATGCTATGCAGTTAAAACAAGCTGAGATAAGCATGGAGATTGAAAAAATGAATAACGAAGCAATGCTTAAATCACAGTTAATGGAAAAAGAGTTTGCTTTTAATATGCAGCTTAAAGGCATAGAACAATCTCAAATAGATCAAAGAGAAGCTGCTAAAGAAAAGGGTAAGTCAGATAGAATTACTATGGCTAATACGCAACAGTCTAAACTAATTGAACAGCGTAAAAGAAACTTACCTCCAATAACTTTTGAGTCTAATGAAGACACTTTAGATGGTTTTGATTTAGCTCAATTCGGACCTAAATAAACACATAATGTTTAGTGATTTTAATTTAGAAAAATTTAAAAGAACGCCTTTCCCTCCTGATGAAAGTTTAAAAACTTTAAACGAATTACGTAGGCTTCAAAAAGAACCTGTGGATAAAATGTATGCTGACAGGTACGACAAAATAAAAGAAGTATTTGAAGCTCTTTTTGAAAACCGAACTCGTCAGTTTCCTAAAAAACTTGTAGAGGATTTAACAGAAAAGTCTCGACCAATAATATTAAACTTAAAAAACTACCACAATAGAAGAAGACCAAACGTTGTTGCTAAAGATTTTGGTATTGATTTAAGTTACCATGATATGAAAAGCGCAAAGACACCTTCGTTTCCTTCTGGACACTCTACTCAATCAAAACTTATAGCGCTTGTATTAAGCGATCTTTATCCAGAAATGAGAAACGAATTTATGCAGGCTGCAAACCATATATCTAAAAGCAGAATAGTAGCCAGGGTTCATTATGATTCTGACAGAAAAGCAGGAGAAGCTTTAGGTGAAAGCTTATATAAACACCTTAAGAGCGCTTAAAAATGATAATAAATTAATGTTTAATTTTGTAAAAAATCTAATCTAATGGAAATAAAAGTAAAAGCAGTGGATGGCAACACTCAAAAATCAAAAGCCGAAATAGAAGAGCAGTTGTTAGAAAAACACAACGCTGAATTAGAACAAACTCAAGAACCGGAAAAAGTTGTTGAGAACAAAACAGAAGATCCTCCTGTAGAAAATACAGAGGTGCAAGACGAAGAGTCTCAAGAAGAAAATACTCCCTCGTCAGAGTTAAATGACGAACACGTTCTTTCTTATATTAACGAAAGATATAACAAAGAAATAAATTCTGTTGACGAACTGTTTGAAACTAAAGAATCAAACGTAGAGTTGCCAGAAGATATTAAGTTATATTTTGATTATAAAAAAGAGACCGGACGTAGTATTGAAGACTTTGTAAAATTACAAAAAGACTACAGTGCTATGGACGATGATTCTGTTTTAGCTGATTACTATGGTATTCAAGAGGAAGGTCTTGACGCTATAGATATTCAAGATGTTATGGATGATAAGTTCGGATTCGATGAAGAAGAAGATGATCCAAAAGATATTAAGAAAAAAAAGTTAGCTAAAAAAAGAGAACTTGCAAAAGCGAGGAAATTTTTTAACGAACAGAAAGATAAGTATAAAATCCCTCTTGAGTCAAGCGGGGGTGGATTATCTGAAGATCAAGAAAAAGACCTTAATGCTTACAAGAATTATATAAAGGAATCTGACTCTCATAAGGAGCGCCAAGCAAAGGCTTATGATTATTTCAAAAAACGTACAGGCGAAGTATTTAACGATAACTTCAAAGGTTTTGAATTTAACGTGTCTGACGATAAAAAAATTAATTATAAACCCGGGACAGCTGAAGAACTAAAAAACAAACAAAGTGATGTTAATAAATGGCTTAAATCATTTTTAACTGATGAAGGTTTGATTGATGACGCGCAAGCTTATCACAAAGCTATGTCTGTCGCAATGAATCCTGAAAAGTTTGCTAAGTTTTTTTATGAGCAGGGTGTTGCTGCAACAGTTGATAATGTAGCAAAAAAGTCTAAGAATATCAATATGGATGTTCGTAGAGCCCCTCAATTAAACACAAAAAATAGTTTAAAGATTAGACCTGTTGGCGATACTTCAAGTGGCAGAGGACTTAAAATTAGAAGTATTAAAAAAGTTTAACAATTAAAATTAAAAATTATGGCAGTAAATTTAGCCCCAGGTTTCGATTTACAACCTTCTGCACAACAAATACCGTTAGAGCAGAATTATATCAATAATTTTGATTTCTTGAATCAGTATCTACCTGATACTTATGAAAAAGAATTTGAAAGATATGGTAATCGAAGCATTAGTTCATTCCTACGTATGGTAGGAGCAGAAATGCCTTCTAACTCAGACCTTATTAAATGGGCAGAGCAAGGAAGATTGCATGTAAAATACACAGGATGTACTTCAGCAGCAGCTGCAGGTACAGACGCAGGTGCAGTTTGGACAATTCCTAACAACGCAGCTAACTTTAACCCAGGTATTAATGTACCAGCGGGAGCAAGTGGAGCAAGAAACGTTTTAAGAGTTGGTCAAACAATTATGATTTCAGACAACACGCCTGGATCAAACCTTACTAACAAGGCAGTTGTAACTGCTGGTCCAACAAACGCTAATCCAAATACTTTTACAGTAGCTTATTATGAAGCAACTGGTCAAGCAGTGGCAGCGGCAACAGCTTGTGACATTTTCATTTACGGTTCTGAATTTAACAAAGGAACTGAAGGAATGGTAGGATCATTAGAATCTGACGACTTATTCTTTGATAATAAGCCAATTATCATTAAAGATAAGTACACAGTTTCTGGATCTGATATGGCACAAATTGGTTGGGTTGAAGTTAGCGGTGAAGACGGTGTAACAGGTTACTTATGGTACCTGAAGTCTGAGCACGATACAAGATTAAGATTTGAAGACTACATGGAAACAGCTATGATCGAAGCAGTTCCAGCTGACGCTGGTTCAGGTGCGGGAGATTTCTTCCAAGGTACAGGTGCTGGTTTATCAGCAGCTAACCTTAACGGTTCTGATGGTGTATTCTACGTAGTAGGTCAAAGAGGTAATGTATTTGGTGGAGGTAATCCAGCTACATTAGCAGATTTTGATTCAATTATTCAAAGATTAGACAAGCAAGGTGCTATCGAAGAGAATGTTCTTTTCGTAAACAGAAACTTCTCATTTGATATTGACGATATGTTAGCTGCACAAAACTCTTATGGAGCAGGTGGTACATCATATGGTTTATTTGACAATGACGAAGAAATGGCGCTTAACCTTGGTTTCTCTGGATTCCGTAGAGGTTATGACTTCTATAAGTCAGACTGGAAATATCTTAACGATCCTACAATGAGAGGTGGTTTAACTGCAGGTGCAATCAACGGACTTTTAGTTCCAGCTGGTTCAACTTCAGTTTATGATCAAATCTTAGGTAAAAACGCTAAGAGACCATTCTTACATGTAAGATATAGAGCTTCTGAAGCTGAAGATAGACGTTACAAAACTTGGATTACTGGTTCAGCTGGTGGAGCAAGAACATCTTCTTTAGATGCAATGGAAGTTAATTTCTTAACTGAAAGAGCAGTTTGTGTTTTAGGAGCAAACAACTTCTTCTTATTCCAAGACGCATAAGAAGTATATTACTAATATCTTGGGGGTGGCCTTCACCCCCAGATATTTTTTATTAATAAAATTAAATTTAAATAAAATGAAAAAGGCAAAAGAAAAATTTGAAAATAAAGCCTATAGACTATTAGGCAAGACAGCGCCGCTGTCGTATATGTTGGCTTCTCGCCACACACGAAGATCCCCACTATTATGGTTTGATGAAGAAAAAGGTATTAACAGACCTTTGCGTTATGCGCGTAATCAAAAGTCTCCTTTTGAAGATGAGCAAGACGGCAATGCTGTTTTAGAACCTATTGTTTTTGAAGACGGAATGTTATCGGTTCAAAAATCTAATCAAACTTTACAAAAGTTTTTATATTATCATCCTTCTAACGGAAAGGTTTTCGAAGAAATAAACCACGCTAAAGATGCAGCAGAAGAACTGGCTTACGTAGAGCAAGGTTTAGAGGCTCAAATTATAGCTAAAGATTTAAAAGGAGATAAGCTTTTAACCGTATGCAGAGTCCTTATGGGCGGAGCGGCAGACAATATGACCACTCCTGAGTTAAGAAGAGATATTCTTATTTACGCAAAAAATAGCCCAGAAGACTTTTTAGAAACGGTTCGTGATCCACAATTAGAACTATATGGAGATGTAGTAACTTTTTTCAATAAAACTTGGTTAGTACTTAAGAACAACGGTAAAGATGTTTATTTTAATTTACCTAAAAACAAAACAAAACTATTATCTGTTCCTTTTGGAGAAGACCATTACTTTATTGTTGCTTCATATTTTCAGGATGACGATGGCATTGAGACTTATAAGCTACTAAAGAAAAAGGCTGAAAAAAATTAATTTAGCTTTCATATCTTTGCAGTATTGTTTAACCATAAAATTTTTATTAAAATGGCAAAATTTTTATCAATCCCTGTAACTGATGAGCAAAACCAGTTGTTAAGTGCAGATAACATTATTATCTGTGAGTATGGTTCTACCACTACTACTACAGTTTTATACTTAGATGGTAAAGTAGCAACTATTACTCATGCAGCAGTATCTGCTAATGATGAAGTTGTAAGAGACTACATCCAAGATTCTATTGTAAAAGCACAACAACAACCATGGCATCAAGTAGTCTACGAGTGTGACGCATTACCTAAAGCGGTAAGTGGTATCGCAGTAGCATAATTTGTAGCTCATTATTATTTAGTGAAAGGGGGTAAAAAAAATTACCCTCTTTTTTTTTGCTTATATTTGTAAAAAGACTAAAGGATGATAAACTCAATAAGAAATACAGTAATGGCTGTGGCTAATAAAAATAATTACGGCTACATATCTCCTCAAGATTTTAACTTATATTGCTTACAAGCTCAAATGGATATATTTGAGGATTACTTTTATCAGTATAATAATTGGATTAATAGAGAAAATGCACGTTCGTCAGGAACTGGCTATGCTGATGTAATAAAAAATTTAGAAGAAGTTATAGACACATTTTCTGCAACAGCTTATTTAGCTCAACCAGTAGCTAATGTAAATAATCAATATAACTTACCTGCAGATTATTATTTAATAAACAAAATATTTTACTACCCCACAATAAAAGCCAGCGGGACCACAACGGGGGTTAACGGTTATGAGTTGATTGACGCTAACCAAACCTTTACAACTTCAGTAGCAGTAGGTGATATAATAACAAATACCACCGACAATACGTTTGCGTATATTACAGCTATAACAAATAACACTACTTTAGTTATTAGCGAAAATATTATGGCTAATGCGGAAGCGTATAATATATATGACCAGTATAATATTACAGAAGTTGAAAGAGTAAATCAAAATAAAATATTTATGTTGACGAGCTCTAATTTGACTGGACCGACAACACAATACCCAGCATATGTTTTAGGTGGCGCAAGCTCGAATCAGCCTGCGGGTACAGGTAATATCGGAAACACTATAAGTGTTTATCCGACTACTATAACGCAGGGTGGCGCTATACGAACACAATATATTCGTTATCCTTTAGCGCCTCAATGGACTTACTTAGACACCTCTGGTAATGATCCTATTTTTAATCCAGCAGATCCTCTGTATCAAAACTTTGAGCTGCCAGCTTCTGATGAACCAAATTTGGTTGCAAAAATTTTACAGTATGTTGGTATTGAGATTAGAGAGCCAGCGGTTACTGAGTTTGGATTAAGCGAAGAAACTTTAGACACACAAGAAACAAGTTAAGATGACATATATAAGCCAATATCAATATTACACAAACAACAATGTTGCACCTGAGGATTCAAACTGGGGTTCTTATCAGTATGTCTCTTTACAAGACATAGTTAACAACTTCATGTTAATGTATCAGGGCAATCACGAATTAGTAAACAACATAAATCGTTATCAAGTTTTATTCTACGCAAAGCGTGGTATTCAAGAACTTAATTACGATGCAATGAAGGAAATAAAAATATTGCAATTAGATGTTGGAAACACTTTGCGCTTTATACTACCTTCAGACTATGTTAATTGGGTTCGTATTTCTCAGTTTAGAAATGGTGTTTTATTTCCGCTTAGTGAAAATATTCAAACAAACTGGAGTTCAGCTTATTTACAAGACAATAACAGTAATATATTATTTGATCAAGACGGAAACGCTTTAAGTCCTCAGGACTCTGAAGTGGATTTAAGCAAAGGAACTCCTGGTATTTACTTAAATGACCGAAGTATATTTAACAACCAACCCGGAGTATGCGTGGATGGTTGCTGGTACTTTGATTATGCTATAGGTGCAAGATTTGGTTTAAACACCGAAACAGCAAACGTAAACCCAACTTTTAAAATAGATAAGCAGGGTGGTGTTATAAACTTTAGTTCATTAGGAGCTAATTCATCTATAGTCTTAGAATATGTTTCAGACGGCATGCAAGGAGGTGATGACTCTCAAGTAAGTGTAAATAAATTATTTGAAGAGTATATATACGCCTTTATTAGATATTCTATCTTAAATAATAAATTAGGAGTTCAAGAATATGTTGTTAATAGAGCGCGAAAAGATAAATCATCTTTATTGAGAAATGCTAAAATAAGATTAAGCAATATACACCCTGGTCGTTTACTTATGAATTTAAGAGGGCAGGGTAAATGGATAAAGTAATATGGCGATAACCACTACGAATTTTGTAAAGGGACGAATGAATAAGTCCATAGATGAGCGTCTGCTTCCGCCAGGAGAGTATGTTGATGCGATGAATGTGCGTTTGGGTGCTACAGAAACCACTGAAATAGGGGCTGTAGAAAACACAAGAGGTAACGAACAGCTAACAACCTTAAAGTTTTGTGGAGTTGCCTTAAGCTCTCAAGCCACATGTATTGGCGCTTACGAAGACGGTGCTTTAGAAACACTGTATTGGTTTGTGCATGATCCTTTTTATACAGGTGTAAAACTAAATCTTGATTTAATTGTATCATACAACACCAATAACAATGCTTTACGATACCATGTAGTTACATACAACACTTTAAACTTTGATCCTCAATACTTAATAACGGCTGTAGAAAAAATAGAAGACCTATTATTTTTTAGCGATGGTATAAACCCTCCAAGAAAAATAAACGTTACACAAAGCTATCCTTTTCCAGCCTGTGGAACCACTATTGATTTAACTACTGAGTTAGATTTAAATGTAATTGTTCAACCTCCTGGATTTGAGGCAAGCTCAGCGACATATACACCTTTGGGCGCTCCAACTATAGAGCTTGTAAATTTACCGGGTTCTGAAAATTATATTGAAGAAAGGTTCTTGTCATTCGCATACAGGTATAGATATAAAAACAACGAATATAGCGCAACATCATTATTTTCAAATCCAGCTTTCAAGCCTGGGAACTTTTCATTTAGTGTAAAAAATTACGACAATGATGGAATGAAAAATCGTTTCAACGCGGTCAATATAAGTTTTGGTACAGGTGATAGTAGAGTGCAGGAGGTAGATTTATTGTTTAAAGACTCGTCTACAAATAGCATATATGTTATAGAACGATTTAATAAAAGTGAAAATGGATGGGCAAATAACGACATAAAAACTTTTTTATTTACCAATTCAAAAATTTATTCTGTTTTAGGATCTGATGAGCTGCTGAGACTTTATGATAATGTTCCGAAAAAAGCTCAGGCACTAACCATAATGGGAAACCGTTTGATCTATGGTAACTATACAGATGGTTATGATATAACTAATGCTGATGGTCAGGTTATTCCAATGGATTATATAACTGAAGTTGTAAGTAAAGAAGTCAAGCAACAAGATTTGGTGGATCCACAATTAGCTAATGGTGACAACTATACTATAGATCCGTCTGCAACTGTTACTGCTACAAACGCAAAAATAAATTTTGATTTATCTGAAATAGCAGACAAGTTAAAAAGAAACTCTGTAGTTAGTTTTGATATTGTATTCGAGCACAGCAGTTTATCGGGAACCACTACTACAGATTGTTATAATGACAATATAAATTTTAAACAAGATAATTTAGATATTGGGTTTTTTGTTACCCTTGAACAAGACTATACTTCTGTTTTTTCATTTAGTCAAAGCCCTGAATTTGCTAATGCGGTAGGTACTGTATTGAATACAAACTTTGAGCCAATAGCTACAGCCGATCAAGGAAGATCGTTAACTGACAAGTTTAACGCGGCTATTGTAGCGCCAAGTGATAATTGCGCATTCACTAAAACCTTAAGTGGCATAGATGACCAATCCGTGCAACAACCTTTTAGAATAACTTCAGCGTCAGGCAGTGATATTATTGGCTTACAAATACCGGCAATGAAATTTGTTAGCCCTGCCAGTTCAGGTCCCCCAGCAATACCTCAAACAGATATATATGAATACTACAGGATTGTAAGCGGAAGCGCAAACTTTAGTTCAGATGATGATCTTGAATCTTTACATAGTAATCGAGATTATGCAACTGGAATTGTATATATGGATAATTTTGGGAGAGCATCAACAGTGTTAACTTCAGATTTTAACACAATCAGTGTTCCTGCTTCTGCCAGCACAAGCGCTAATAAAATTAAAGTTACTTTACAAAACTACGCACCATCATGGGCAACTAAATATAAATTTGTTGTAAAGCCAAGTAGAGGTCCTTACAACACAATATTTTCTAACTTTCAATATACAGATCAGACCACGCAAGTAACTTACTTTAAACTTGAAGGAGATAATCAGCAAAAAGTTAAAACAGCCACAGTTGTAAAAACTAAGGTTTTAGAGGTTGAAGCTGAGGGTAGAAACTTTCTAAGCACCACTCCTATTTCAGGAACTAACGCTGCTACTGAACAATTAGCCGGTTTGTACATGCAAATCAAGCCCAGTAATTTTATTGTAGAGATTCCAGAAGATTCAATTATAGATGCTGGAACAAAAAGCACTTCGCGTAAATCGAGTAGCACGTGTAAAGCAAAAGTTAACTATCCTTTTTTTACTACAGACACCAGTGTAAATCCAGCCACAACAAATAATTATACGATTCCAGGAGGATCTACAATTATAATTAATATTAGAATATCTCGAAGAGAAAGAGGTAGCGCGTGCGAAGGTTTCGGATGGAAGTGGGATGAAGAATTTGTTGCTTCTAAAGATTACTCAGATGCTCGAGCTTGGTGGAACGGAGACAATATTAAACCTTCATTAGCTAATCCAGGCGCAGTGGAAGCAGATGGTAACGGCGAAATTGAAGCTATCTATAACACTACTCTGTTTAGTTACAACTCTGATATACCTTGTACCAGAAACGATGGAACAGCAACAGGAGATAATTCTGTATTTTTTGCATGGGGACAAACAGTCGCTAACGATCCTGCTTCGCCTTTAGGATTAATTATAAAAACTAAAAAACAAGGATGTCCAGGAACTTTTCCTTTTAACAGAAGTAGATCTATAAAAATATCAGCTAATATTGTTGTGCAAAGAGCTACTACTTTATGCACATTTGAAACCGATCCTATAGACGCAGATGCAGATATATTTTATGATGCTTCTGAAATGTATGATGTGGTTTTAGATAATGCTACAGGAAATTATTTTCATCAGGCGCCAACTGCTGATGGTGATCAAAACCAAACAGCTACACAGCCATTGATTGTGACGCTTCCTTTTATGGATTGTTATACTTTTGGAAACGGTGTAGAGAGTTTTAGAATTAAAGATGACTTAGCTTCTAAGGCTTTGAAGATGGGACAAAGGGTTCTTACAGTTTCTCAGCAAGACTTTAAAGAAGCTAATAGGTTTGCGGATTTAACTTACAGCGGTATATTTAGTAGTAACGCCGGTGTAAATAATTTAAATGAGTTTAACTTAGGTTTAGCAAACTTTAAGGAATGTGAAACAAGTTTTGGTCCTATACAAAAACTATACGCCAGAGAGACAGACATACTTACATTACAGGAAGATAAAATTAGCTATGTTTTAGCTTCAAAAAATTTAATCAGTGATTCAGTTGGTGGAGGCGCAATTGTTAGTACGCCTACTATATTAGGGACGCAAATAGCCAGAGCTGAAGAATACGGAATAAGTTTTAA